AGGAATTCTATAACTCTTGAAATTATGAAAGAGTTATATTTATTAAAAGAAGAAGAGGTGTTTCAAAATTTTCCAGACCATAAATCTTTAAACAATATTATAGATGTTGTTTATGATCTTTATTATAAAGACTGGCCTCAAAAAATAATTATTGATCGTGGACCTGTATTAGCTAGTGGTAATCCAGGTAACTTTGAATTAATAAAAATACATTACAAACGCCCTTTTAAATGTATTGTTTTACTTAGAGATTTAATGGATGTGTTGGCTAGTTATATGAAATGGTATACAGAAAATCCAGATGCATTTCCTAATAGATTTAATTTAAAAAACGATGAAGAAAAACTTAGGTATTTAATGCAAAATGATGGTGGTATTGCTAAAGAATTAAATGCTATTAAAAATGCTTTTAAACATTCTGATATGTGTCATTTTGTAAAGTACGATGACCTTACAACAGATCCTGAAAAAGAAATTAAAAAAATATATAAGTTTATCGATGAACCTTATTTTAATCATAGATTTATTAATTTAGATCAAATTAATATTAATGGTTTATCTTATAATGATAATGTGGTAGGAACAGACATGCATACAGTGAAGAAAGAAAAAATAGAAAAAACATATAATCCTTACATAGAAAAAATACCACAAAGTATTAGAGAAAAATATGGACACATTAAATTTTAAAAATAAAAATACTTTTACTAGACAAATTATTGAAGAGCCAAGAAAAGGAGTTCCTAAAAAAGATAGTGATTTTGATTTTATATTTTTAGGTCAATCTGTATTAAGATACAAAGTTCCTTTAGATGTATATAATATTATTAATGATGTTTATGAAACAAGAAAACATCAATTACCACCAGCTAATCCACAATTAGTGGGTAAAATTGTAAGTGAACATTCTTTGTTTTATAATGGTCCACCTAATAATAAAATGCATTCACATAGTTTTTTAACTGAAAATGTGTTGCAGTGGTTTAGGTCAAAATTTTTACATTATTTAGATTGGAATAAAATAAGAGAATATAAAATACATTTAAATTCTATATGGGTTAATCAAATGATTGAAAACGAATACAATCCAGTGCATGTCCATCAAGGAACATTGTTTACAGGTTTGTCATCAGTTATGATTTTAAAATTACCTCCCCATGGTTTTGGGGTAGAATATTCTGCAGCAGAAAATCCTCAAAATGGTAAACTTCAAATATTAGGTTCAGCTTCTGGACAATTTTCAAATGTAGATTATCAACCACACACTAAAGAAAGAGACTTTTATATATTTCCATACGACATGAGACATTGTGTGTATCCATTTAACGGACCAGGTTATAGAAGATCTCTTGCATGTAATTGTGATGTTGAATATGATCCTATTAAAAACAGAGGAACAAGTGGAGAATTAGGTGTACGAAAATAAACTCATAACAGAACCTAAATGGAAAAGTTGGATAGTGCAAACTACAACGCCTTTATTTACACCTGATCAATGCAGACAAATTATTGAGGCAGGTAGAAAACAACCACCACAAACAGCACAGATTGGTATGGGGAAACCAGGAGGGGGAACAGATACAAAAAAAAGAGTTACAACAATTAGTTGGATACCTTTTAAAGAAATGAGTCATATGTACGTAGACCTTAATAGATTTATACAAAAAGCAAATGAAAACCATTTTGGTTTTGGTGATATACAAGTAACAGAAAACGCACAGTTTACAGAATACCCAGAAGGAGGGTTCTATGATTGGCATATGGATTGTGATGTAAGCATGGCTCATGAACCACCTGTTAGAAAAATATCAATGACGCTGTTACTAAACGATCCATCAGAGTTTGAAGGTGGACACTTAGAACTTATGGCACCTGGAAAATTTGCAGAACTAAAACAAGGACATGCTATAATATTTGCATCTTTTTTAAATCACAGAGTACAACCAGTAACACGTGGTGTTAGACAATCTCTTGTTGTTTGGTTTGGAGGTAAACCTTTTAGATGATCGATGACAAACAGATTCATATATTTAAAAATTTTATATCTTCTACAGATTGTGATGCATATTTTAAAAAAATAAAAGATATTGGACCCCAACCTAAAATGCTTGAATTTGAACAAATTACTTTAGACTTAACTGGTGATCCGATAGGGGAAAAAGTAAAAAATTTTATAAACAAAGAGTTTAATTTAAACTTAGAATTAGATCAATTGCAGATACAAAATTGGCATGTAAATAGCTATGGTAATTTACACACGCATTATAATCCAGGAAGAGAACATATTGTATATACTAGCTCTTTATATTTAAACGACGATTTTTTAGGGGGAGAATTTATAACGGAAGATGGTATAAAATTAAAACCTATTAAAGGAATGCTTACATTTTTTAATGGTCAGACTATAAAGCATGGTGTTAACCCAGTGTTTAAAAACGATAGAAAATCATTAATTTTTTGGTGGAGAGGACAATGATTAAAGAAGGATTTTTTCCAACAATAATATATGCAGAAGATCTAAAATTAAATACAGAAGATCTAGCTCAACAAATAATTAAATGGTCTCAAGAAGGTAAAGGGGTTAAGAAAACCAATGTAGGTGGATGGCACAGTGAAACAGATATGCATAAAAAACCTGAATATAAACCTTTAGTAGATGAATTATTTAAAATGGTACATCAAGTATTTAACGAAGAATGGTTAGATAAACGACCCGTGTTAGGAAATATGTGGGCTAATATAAATTATACTGGTGGATATAATAGACCCCATGTTCACCCAAATGCTTTATTTACTGGAGTATATTATGTTAAAATTTCCCCTAATTGTGGAAAATTAATATGTCAAGACCCTAGACCAGGTATACAAACCTGTATGCCCACTAGAAAAGAAGGACAACCTCCTCCACATCTATGGAGAGAAGTACATTTAGAGCCACAAGAGAATAGAGCAATAATGTTTCCTGCGTGGTTATGGCATTGTGTTGAACCTAATCAATCTAATGAACCAAGAATATCAATAAGTTTTAATTTTATACAAGATGGCTTTCAATAAATATCACGTAATTAAAAATGCAATTAGCTATGAGTTAGCTAATTTTGTATTTAACTATTTTCTTCTTAAACGAGATGCAGTTAAATTTATGTACGATAATAATTTAACTTATGACAATGGGATGTTAGGCACTTGGGCTGATAAACAGATTCCAAACACTTATTCTCATTATGCTGATCCGGTGATGGAGACCCTTTTAGTGAAAGTATTACCAGTAATGCAGCAAGAAACAGGCTTAGATTTAATTCCAACTTATTCATACGCTAGATTATATAAGCATGGAGATGAATTAAAAAGACATAAAGATAGACCTAGTTGTGAAATATCAACTACCATTAATTTAGGGGGCGACCCTTGGCCTATATTTATAGACGGCACAGGAGCTGATTCTGTGATAGACGAATATAACAATATACATAAACCTGACGCTCCCAAAGGCACTAAAGTCCTACTTGAAGTTGGGGATATGCTAGTATATAGTGGATGTGAATTAGAGCATTGGAGAGAACCGTTTGAAGGTAATACTTGCGGACAAGTATTTCTTCATTATAACCATGTAAATGGTCCTTTTGCGGAAAAAAATAGGTTCGACAAAAGGCCGATGTTAGGACTTCCACCATTTAGGATGTCATAATATGGAGTTATATGTTACAAAAATTAGGTTTTTTACCAGGATTCAACAAACAGGTTACAGAAACCGGGGCTGAAGGCCAATGGTTTGATGGTGACAATGTTAGATTTAGATATGGTACCCCAGAAAAAATAGGTGGTTGGCAACAGCTAGGTGATGATAAATTAACTGGTGCAGCTAGAGCTATTCATCACTGGGATGATAACGCTGGTATTAAATACGCTGCCATAGGGACCAATAGAATTTTATATGTTTATTCAGGAGGAGTGTATTATGACATTCATCCAATTAGAACCACTTTAACAGGTGCAAAATTTTCAAGTAGTTCTTCATCTACAACAGTTACAGTTACATGCACTGGTAGTCATGGTTTAGCTGAAAATGATATTGTTATGTTTGATAGTGTAACAGGAGTGCCAGCTGGATCAACTTATAGTAATGCTACTTTTGAAGATGAAAAGTTTATGGTGACTGCTATTCCTACAGCAACTACCTTTGAAATTACAATGACTACTCAGGAATCAGGGACTCCATTAACTACAAGTGATGGTAACAGCACTTCTGTGTTATGTTATTATACAGTAGGACCTTCACAACAACTAGGTGGTTATGGTTGGGGTACAGGATTATTTGGTGGTACAGCTCTTGGAGCAGCCACTACAACTTTAGCTTCTGGTATTAATGACGCTGTAACAGATATTCCTTTAACTAACTCGGCAGCTTTTCCATCTTCAGGAGAAATAAGAATTGGGTCAGAGGATATAAGTTTTACAGCTAATAATACTGCTACAAATATTTTAAGTGGAGGTGCAAGAGAAGTTAATGGTACAACTAAAGCATCACATAGTGGTGGCGATACTGTAACAAACATATCTGAGTATGTTGCTTGGGGTGAAGCATCATCTGCTGACTTTACTATTGATCCTGGTTTATGGGTATTAGATAACTACGGTACAAAATTAATAGCACTTATATATAATGGTAAGTGTTTTGAGTGGGACGCTGCTGGTCCTGCTGCTGTTTCTACTAGAGCCACTATATTAGCTAATGCACCCACAAAATCTAGACATGTTTTAGTATCTACGCCAGATAGACACTTAGTATTTTTAGGAACAGAAACAACAGTTGGAACTGACACAACACAAGATGATATGTTTATAAGATTTTCTTCTCAAGAAAGTATTGATGAAACAGACTCATACACAGTTAAAGCAAACAATACCGCAGGTACACAAAGACTTGCTGATGGTTCTAAAATTATGGGAGCTATTAAAGGTAGGGATGCAATTTATGTATGGACAGATACAGCACTGTTTCTTATGAAATTTGTTGGCCAACCTTTTACTTTCTCATTTGAACAGGTAGGAACTAACTGTGGATTACTGGGTAAAAATGCTTGTATTGAAGTTGATGGTACAGCTTATTGGATGTCTGAAAATGGATTTTTTGCATACGATGGTCAATTAAAATCTTTACCTTGTTTGGTAGAAGACCATGTTTACGATGACTTAAACTCAACCTCAAGAGAC